AAAAGCATGGTCAATACCACGCCCATTCCACAAACCTCTTCAACTGACGCCACGACACCGCAAGGCAATCTTGCGGGCTATACAACGGCAACTGGAACCGGACACCGCTTCCGCTACGCCGCCACCGAGCACGGCTACATAATCGGCCTCGCAAACGTGCAGACCGATATCACCTACCAGCAGGGACTCCGCAAACACTGGACCCGCGACACACGGTATGACTTCTACTTCCCGGCATTCGCACACCTCGGGGAGCAAGAAGTACTCTCACGCGAGCTCTATTGCACGGGCGTCGCAGGAGACGACGATGACGTCTTCGGATATCAGGAACGCTGGGCCGAATACCGTTACACGCCCAACGAAATCTGCGGCCTATTCAAGAGCACCGCAGCGGGCAACATCGACCAGTGGCACTACGCGGAGCAATTCGCATCAAGGCCAACACTCAACGCCACGTTCATCACCGACCCATCAGAGGCCACGCTGGAAAGATCCATGGCAGTCGGCGCAAGCGCAAACGGACAACAGATACTCATGGACGCCCTATTCCGCGTCCGCGCAACGCGCCCAATGCCAACGTACAGCGTCCCCGGCCTGATCGACCACTTCTAGCATGGCACTCAACCTAGGAAAAATCGTAAAAGGAGCGCTCCCCATCGTCGGGGACCTGATCGGAGCCAGTGCGAGCTCAAAAGCGCAGAAACGCGCCAACGAGACCAACATTCGGCTCCAACAGGAACAACAAGACTGGCAAGAGCGCATGTCCAACACCGAAATGCAAAGGAGAGTCGCAGACCTGAAAGCCGCAGGCCTCAATCCAATGCTGGCCTACCAGCAGGCCGCGAGCACACCCAACGTCCAGCCGGCACAAGTCCAAACCACTGGAAGGGCATACGAAGGCATCGGATCGCGAGCAGCAACCGCAATGCAACTAGCAAAGCAAAGCGAACTCCTCGACGCCCAAATCGCCAACGTCAAAGCTGATACGGGGACCAAAACCCAAACAGAAGCCGCCCTGATCCTTGACAACAAAATCAAGGCCGGCGCAGACGCAACGGCAGAAGGCATAGCGGCCCGCGGCCGCTCTATCCACTACAGCGCAAACAAAATCGAAAAGGAGATCGAAAGCATTATCGCAAACTTCCAACTCACCCACGCCCAAGAGAAACAACTGCAAGACATCGGACCAACGCTCGTTAGACTTGAGCGAGCAAAAGCCGAACAAATGCAGGCCGGCGTCGCCGAGGCCAAAGCCAATGAAAAAATGTGGCAAGACCTCCAAGAACTCGGCAAAGAAATGGGATGGGGAGCCAAACTACTCGAAGCAATCGTGAGGATACTGAAATGAAAATCGCAAACGCACTGATGACCAAAGCCCAACGCATCGAAATGAACGGCGGCATCGACTACGCCACCAACAACACCGAGCCTTCAATGACTCAGGTGGCAGACGCCTCCGAGACAAACATCAATATCATCATGGCCAAATACCAGAAAACGGGGCAACTCCCCCGCGTACTGGTAGAGCCGCTATTCGGTGACTTCACCGAAGCACCCGACTACCGACAGGCAGTCGAAGCGGTAAACGCCGCCCATGAAGCATTCATGGAAATACCGGCGAAAATCCGAATGCAATTCGGAAACGACCCGCAGGAATTCATAAAATTCTGCGCGGACCCAAACAACAAGGCAGACCTCGACAAGTGGGGATTGACGGAACCGCCAAAACCAGCCACCATGGAGGAGAAAACCTTGAATTCCCTCACGGAAATCAGGGACGCCCTGAAACCCACACCAAAGGACACACCAAATGGCAAATGAACCCAAAGGAACCCAGCTCGACATCGAGGCCAACACCCTCGACCGAGCAATCCGGGCAGTGCGCGACTTCCAGAAGGGCGCCTGCACCGTAAGCTTCGTCAGGGCCGCCGTGAAGGCGATCCCAGCCGAAGACCTGGCGACGCTGGCCCTCGCGACTCGAGTGCCCAGCGGCCAGCTAGAGAAGCTCCGGCAGTAGCCGGGCTTCAAGACACCACTGCATAGGCAGGTGGTGTCACCTAGACCAGTTACATCAAGTAGCGAACTGGTCTAGACTGAAAGGGCCCCACTTCGGGGCCCTTTCTACATCCACAGGAGAACGATATGGCCTACCGGCACCACGTGAACAAGCGCAGAAGCGCCAAAAACTTCCGACGCTCCACCATGAAGACGCGGAAGATCAACATCGCCGCAAACATGCGCGGCGGAATCAGGCTCTAATGGCCTGCAACAGCCCAATAGCCGGCTGGCAATCACCAGCCGGCGGGCAACTAAAATTCGGGGCACGACCGAGCCCCGGATACACAGAACTCAAAGTCTCATGCGGACAATGCACCGGATGCAGACTAGAACGATCACGCCAATGGGCGATGCGATGCGTCCACGAAGCCCAACTCCACGAGCAAAACTGTTTCGTTACACTCACGTACAGTGACAAAGAACTCCCAATTTGGGGGAGCCTTGACAAGAGCCACCTGCAAAAATTCTTCAAACGCCTCAGAAAGGCAAAAGGCCCATTCCGTTACTACGCTTGCGGAGAATATGGCGACAACACACGGCGGGCCCACTACCACGCCTGTATCTTCGGACTCGACTTCAAAGATAAAACCCACTTCAGGAAAATTGGCGAGCATAACCTCTACCTCTCGGCAGAGCTGACAAAAATATGGGGACATGGCCAAACCTCCATTGGAAATATGACATTCGAAACCGCAGCATACACCGCCCGGTATGTCATGAAAAAAGGATTCGGAAAACACGCGGGCAACTACGCCCGAATCGACGAACAAACCGGGGAAATAATTCCCCTAGTCCAACCCTACGCAGCAATGAGCCTGCGATGCAACTGGCGAGACGCCAACGATAAACTACGAACTGGTGGCATCGGCGCACAATGGCTCGATCAATACCACCAAGATATCTACGGACACGATAAAGACTTCCTTGTAATGCGTGGAACTAAAATGAAGCCCACGAAATACTACGACAAAATATATGACAAAATAAACCCCGCCCACATGGCGGAAATAAAAGAACTAAGAATTGAAAACAGACCAGAAATAACCGACAATGAACTGCGCGCACGCGAAAAGATTGCACGCGCACGCACTATTAACAAACAACAGGTATAAACATGAAAATCTACAGCGTACGAGACAAAAGAGCAAACGAATACGGGCAGCCAATGGCAATGCCCACGGACGCACACGCAGTGCGATCCTTCACACAGGAAGTCAACAGAACCGACACAGCAAACATGCTGAACCAATACCCGGAAGATTTCGCAATCTACCACGTTGGCACGTTCGACAGCGAAACCGGGTGTATAACCGAAAACGGGCCGCAGCTTCTAATGGAAGCCATCGCGGCAAAACGACCGGCTGAAACGCCGGACAAGAAACGCGCCTAAAAGGCGCGCTCCCGCGTGAACAAAGGCAGGCCAAAGCGCCTGCCTTTTTCACTTGGGCTTTCTCCAAGCAACCAAAAGGAAACACCCATGTACCGCAATCAAATGGCATCACAACACGACTTCGCCATGATCCCACGACCAGACGTACCGAGATCAACGTTCCTGCTACAACAGGCACGCAAAACCACCTTCAACGGTGGAGACATCATTCCAATCTACTGCGAAGAAGTACTCCCCGGAGACCACTTCCAAGGCGAGCTCACGACGTTCTGCCGCTTCGCCACGCCCATCACCGCAGTGCTCGACAACGCCAAACTCGAAACGTTCTTCTTCTTCGTCCCCAACAGAATCCTGTGGGAAAACTGGGAAGAATTCATCGGCGGCGGAAACTTCACCATCCCAAAAATCGGCAGCTACGGCAGCCCGGAATACGCAGTCGGAACCCTCTACGACCAATTCGGCCTGCCGACACAAGGCCAACTCACGAGCAGCATGACCAACGTGGTCAACGCCCTGCCCTTCCGCGCCTACAACCGCATATACAACGAATGGTTCCGAGATCAGAACCTCGTCACCGAGGAATACAGCCCGGTCGATGATGGACCGGACACGGCCGGCAACTACGAAATCCTCAAGCGGGCCAAGAAACACGACTACTTTACGTCGTGCCTCCCATGGCCGCAGAAAGGCACCGCAGTGGATATCCCACTGGGCACCAACGCGCCGATCTACACCGACGCGGCAGGCGGAACGAACGCACAGATCGCAAACGCACTCGGAGACACAACCAATGCGCGAAACTTCAACAGCGCAGGAAACCCCCTCACAATCTCCGCAAGCTTCGCCGGAACCGCCAACCTGTACGCGGACCTCACACAGGCCACCGCAGCAACCATCAACGCCCTCAGACTTGCATTCCAAGTACAACGACTACTTGAACGTGACGCTCGCGGTGGAACACGCTATATCGAACTTCTACAGGCGCACTTTGGAGTCCGTCCACCGGACTTCCGCCTCCAACGCCCAGAATATATTGGCGGGGGGAAAAGCATGGTCAAAACCACGCCCACTCCACAAACCCCTTCAACTGACCCCACCACACCCCACGGCACACACCAGGGC